GAATTTTATACCTAAGTATTTTGCCATTTTCTTAGCCATAGGAGATAGTTGAATATTTGTTATTAAAACTCCCTTAACATTTTCTTTAGGGCAATTGTGCTCAATGCAATAACTTGCCATAGTACCATATAGTTGAGTTATATGTTTTTCATGTATTTCTTTTTTTGAACTCCAATATTTACATTGAACTATCAAAACTTTATTACCTTTTTTACATATCAAATCACGACCTAAATCCTCTAATCCCATATATGAACCGAAATAATCAACAGAGTATCCTGACTGTGAATATCTATATCCAATATACAATTCATAATCACGACCAATTTGCCATTTTGATTTTTTATGAGATGCTTTATAACGGTCTAAAGCCAATTGATTTCTTTCCACGGTAGATAAACTGTTATATTCTTCTTTAGATAAATAGTCACGAGTTGGATCATAATCGGGTAATTCATTGACATCTATAATCGGCAAATCATTATAATCCGTTTCAATAACATCTTGTAACGAGGGAAATAGATTGAGTAGGTACGATAATTGGTATAACGCTTCTTTATTTTTTTCAACCATAGCTTTTGCGTCGTGACGAATATCACGAATGGATTTAACTTTTTTCATCCGTTGTTGATTATATCCCCAGTCAAGTTCTTTAGCTAAATGTTCAAGTCCGTAAGTTTCATAATCAGCTACTATTTTGGTCATATACGGAATTGCTGTTAAATTTGATTGTGCAGATTCCAAAAAGGAAATTTTATTTTTTAGTAGTATAATTTGTTTAACATAGTCAGCATCGCTTATAATATCTGATAGTATTTTGCTGGCACGGTTTCCGGATGGATTGATAGATTTTATTAGTTCATCAACCTGAGCATACTTTCTTTTCAATTTTTCATACTCTAAATTGGTCTTATCGTCCAAGCGAGAACTGAGATATTTATTGCTTTTTTCAATCTTTAAAAGTTTAATATTGGTCTCACTTAATGAATTTACATCATAAAGATTTGGCAAAAACTGCTCATATCGCTTATCTATTTTTTTATACAATTCGTCAACTGAATTTTGAAGAGCAATCAATTTTTCAGTAGCTTTGTCTTGACCATATATTTGTTCATTAGAAAGTTTGTATTTTCTTCTAATATATGTGTTTTTAATTTTAGTTGCCAATACCTTCACTAAAATTATAACTATAATAAGTAGCACGACACCTAAAAAAGCTAAGGGTAAAAATAATTCTTTGTCCATAAACATCCTCATTTTATTGACAAATATATGTCAATTGATATAAAATAACATTGAGGATATTTAATTTATCTCTCATCCCTATTTTTTATAAGCCGTCTGTTGGTGCGAACAACAGGCGGTTTTTTTATATATTCGATTTTGTAATCCATAATATGTATGAGGTGATTTTTAAATATGGATTACAAACAGTATCAAAAGTCCCGAAATATGTCGTGGGAAATCCTGCTAAAAGAAAATGTCAGAGAACTCCCGGTAAACATTGTTGAGTTGTGTCACAAGCTTGGCATCGCAGTAAAGTATTATGACAAGTTGGAGCAAGGCAATGACGGTAAATGCACCGTCATTAACAATCAGCCTATCATACTTGTACGGCCAGACTGCAACCGACAGCGAAAACGCTTTACCGTTGCTCACGAGCTCGGACACATTATGCTTGGCCATGTCGGAAAGTATGAGCTTGTCAACCGAGAAATCTCACCAACTGACAACCCAATTGAGCAGGAAGCGAATGTTTTCGCAAGCAGGCTACTTGCACCTGCGTGTGTCCTATGGGGATTAAAGGTAAATAGTGCTGATGAAATAGCTCAGATATGTGACATAAGTCCAACTGCAGCGGCATATCGCTGGCAACGCTTGCAAGAGCTATACAAGCGGAACAAGTTTTTAGTTGCTCCGCTTGAACGGGAAGTTTTCAATCAATTCCAAAAATTTATTTCAGATCATCAACATCAGGCAAATCCATAAGTCTTTGCAAATCGTCGTCGGTAACGGTTGTTTCCTTAAAACTTCCGTCTCGGGCGGCGGTTTTTATTTTGTAAATATTTTCTCCGTAATTACCGCTACATATTAAATCATTTGAGTAATCAAGTAATTTTTGTTTACCCTGATTGTTTAAAGAGCGATAGGAATAAATTAGTTTTTTCTCATTGGCATTTAATACTGGATTATTGTTTGAATTGTTAGGAGTTAGTACACCTTTATCAATACTTTCAATGTCCAAAGATAATTCATTAAATATTTTAAGCACAGTATTTACACCTGCACCACCAATACCTCGTTTAAAGATTGTGTCTAAGGTCGAATACGGTATATCAATCTTTTGTGTAAAAGCACGAATGCTTTTATAATTATTTAGAATTTCATTTTTTAGCTGTTCTTCGATAGTCATTATGTTCAACTCCTTTTGTCATCATTATACACGCTATTTGCAAAAATGCAATACAAATTTACGAAATTGCAAAAATTATTTTTAAAAAAGTCTTGACAATTTACGAAATAGCGTGTATTCTTTAATTACAGTAAACGCAATTGCGTAAAAACAGAAAGGAGATAATCTTATGTATCCAAACTTGGAAGCTGAAAAATCAAGAAACAAAGTAACCAACAAGGATATAGCTCGCGTGCTTGGAATAGATGAATCAACGGTTTCTGCTAAGTTCAATTCGTATGACAGGCTTAAATTTTCTGAAGCTAAGGCAATCCGTGATAATTTCTTTCCAACATTACAGGTAGAGTATCTTTTTGATTACAAAACCGCATAAGAACCGATACCACATTACAGGAAAATAACTGCAAGGGGGGAGAGTTATTGGTAGAAATTGTTTATCGAATTTATGAAGTCGCAGATGAAAAAACAGCCAAGAAAAATGCAGAGAAAGATTTTGAATTTGACCTTTACTCATCAATAAGTAAATCTCAAAACAATGAACTTGTTATGGATTGCCTTATTTGTGAAAGTCGAGAAGAGTTCAAAAAAATCATAAAAGACGAATATGGAAATGGTATTTCATTTCGCTACTCCAGAAAACTTCGTCCTGGTGATTTGTACTGCGTGATTATTGGTGAGCATTGCTGTTCAACCGAAAAATACTTTAATAAGGTAACTTTTACTTGTGACTGTTGTGGTGCTACCGTTGAAACATACTATGGGAAACCGATACATTTTTCTGATTATGAAGTTAGAAACTATTTTTACGGAATTGAAGATTATGCTGAAAAACGCTTTTGTTCCCATAAGTGTAAGCAAGTATATGAGAGCAGAGAACGTAACAGGATAAGACCTAACGATGATGAAGAATTTTATATCACCAAAGATATGTTTTCGGAGAAAGTATCAGGATACATATATAAAATATCCAAAAAATCAACTGGTGTATTTTACATAGGACAAACAATGTATGCTCCTGTTTTTCGCTGGGGGCAACATCTCAAAACCGAAAGATTCCCAATAGAGAATATCACAGATTATCAATTTGAGGTCATTGAAATTGTTCCTTTTGGTTGTAATATACTTGAACGGGAAAAATACTGGATTCAGAAATTTTATAGGGATAATCCTGAAAAATCTCTTAATATTATGTGTACCGCAAATATGAGCTTAGCTAATATTGACCTTGATGCAGATAAGGATTTTCGCTGTGTGCTTGAGGAGAGAAAATGAACCGAATTACAGTAAGGATTGGTGACCTAATCAATCAGCTCAACGAACTTAAAAAGGACGGCGCAGAAAAAGTTTTGCTTGAAATTGAGGAAGGTATTGCAGACCCCGAGGAGAATTGTCCGAACAGGATAAATCTGATGTCTGCATATAATCCGGGCGATTATTGGGCAGAAGTATTTGAAAGTGACTAAAGCAAAAGTCGATACCAGATTACAGGAATAAATAATGAAAGGGTGAGAAGAATGCCGAGAGTAAGAAAAAATCCCGATGACGAATTGAAGAAAGTTATTGTAACAAACATCAATTATGAAGCTGATAAAATGGGGCTTGATAAAGAAACAAAGGAAATTACATTTCATCTGAGAGACGGAACACTTAACAACAAGATGAAAGATCCGGGCAAATTCAAAGTCGATGAACTCATAAGATTTTCCAAAAAGGTTAATGTTCCTATCGGAGAATTGTTTTATCCGAAAGTTTCTTCAAGAGAAGCAGAAGAAGCTATGTTGAATGCAGATAAGGTTTGTGCAAATGTAGAGAAATATACCGAACAATTTGCGAAGCAGTTTTCGGAAGTGTTTGCAAAACAATTCTCGGAAGAGTTTGCAAAGCAGATTGCATATCAGTTTAACACACTCATCAACACAGTGGTCAACACACTTATATCAAAGGTAACATCCGATGAATGACAAAACACTTGACGAACTCAACGACATGGCAAAAAGGTGGATTGACGGAAAAATTAATCATCTTGAAGTTGTGTCATTGAAATTGTTTGACCGTTTGTTGGTTCTGGAACTCGCCAACGCATACAGTATGTGCAAGGTTGGTTTACTCAGCAAAGAATACACCGCCTCATATAAGCTGAAATTTTATCAAGAGTACCGAGAGTTGAAACTCAAAACGGAATTTTTGCTTGTCCAACAGGAACAGCAGATTGACTCTGCAAGGAATGCGGCAAAGATGAGGTTGACCTCGTTAAGCTGTGCGAATTACAAGCAAAGGCAATTGATGAGCTGACGCATGAGAACGTACATATCAAGCTGTGGAACTCGGTCAGAGCATACAAAAAGCCTAAAGATTACGTAAGACGGCATATGAATAAGATTGTTGATGAGCTTATAGAACGGTTTGGAAGTAAGGTGCCGTTTGAACAGGTTGTTATGTCATATCTCAACACTTGCCTTAAAGACAACCGCAGAGAGATGTGGGAACAATTGACAGGCGATGATTACCCCACGAAGGCCAGACAGCAGTTGCCGGTTAAAGACGGCAATGCAAAAGGCGAGCTTGAATCAATGAAGAAACATTACGGTGTGAGAGCCCAAAAAAATGTAAAGGAGAACAATAAAAATGATTTTCAAAAACTGGAAGAGCAAGGGAGAGTACAAAGCTAATTGTGCTAAGCAGGAACAAAGCATCAACAGACTTAATGAAAGAATTGATGACTCAGAAAATGTTGAAGCTATCCAGCTCGGAATTATTGACCGACTCAAAGCAGAGAACAACGAACTCAGGGCTGAAAATGAAAGGCTCAAAACAGAAAATCTGACACAGGGCATTGAGTGTGTCGGAGTGTCGGCTGTTTGATTGTAAGGAGAATGGAAGTAAATGAAAATGAGAGTCTATAAGTGTGACAGCTGTAACAAACTTATCTCAGATCCGTACACAGTTGGAATGAAGGAATTCTATTTAGGGGTTGATACTGATTGCCTTGGCCTTATCGGGATTGCAATTCCTTTTGAATGCAAGAGAAAAATTAAAATACATCTATGTGATGATTGTTACAAAGGCTTGCATGTTATTGCCGAAAAAAAAGGAGCGTGAAAAGTAATGGAAAGAAAACCGACATTGACTACGATTGCAATAGACAAGCTCCACCCACATCCGCAGAACCCTCGTAAGGTTATCGGCGATATTGATGAGCTTGCCGAAAGCATTAAGGCGAACGGCATTCTCCAAAACCTCACGGTGGTGCCGATGAATGACGATTGGACGGAGTTTACTGTAATTATCGGACACAGAAGATTGGCAGCGGCAAAGCAGGCAGGATTAACCGAACTGCCGTGTGCTGTCGTTGAGATGACAGAGAAAGAACAGCTGTCAACGATGTTGACCGAAAATATGCAGCGGTCAGATTTGACAGTTTATGAAGAAGCAAAGGGCTGTCAGCTGTTGCTTGACCTCGGTGATACGGTCGCAGAGGTTGCCGAAAAGACAGGCTTTTCGGAGAGCAAAATAAGGCGGAGAGTCAAACTCTGTGAGCTTGATGAAGAAGCGTTCAAAGAAAGCCAAATCCGACAGCCTACATTGCAGGATTATGACAGGCTGAATCAGATTAAGGATATTGAAGTAAGAAACGAATTGCTAAAATCAATCGGCACTAATAACTTTGATAATCGACTTTATTCAGCCGTGCAAAAGCAGAAATCTGACGAAGAAAGAGCAAAGCTTGAAAAAATCTGCCTCGATAACGGTATGACGAAGTGTGAAAGCCGTAACGATATCCCAGAAAACTGCGAATATGTAGGTACGGTTGGAACAGCACAATTGTTAAAAGAGTCCTTTGATGACGATAGGAAGAGATATTTTTTTCTTCACAACATACGGAATTTATGTAACTATCTATATTCAGAAAACAAAAGAACAAATTGAAAATGCTGACGCAGAAAATAAAAATAGGAATGCTAAAAGGCAAAAGTTTGATGAACTTGAAGCACAGGCTAAAGAAATCAATCAGCGTTGCAAAGCTCTCAGAGAAGGCTTTATGCTCGAAGGTAACTTTAACGATGAGGTCAAAAAACAGGAATTAATCAATTACATATTGTATTCGATGTCGGAGTGCAGAGAATACGATGACAGAAGTTTTTACTCTCTAAGTGGCCTCAAACACGAAAACTACGAATGCATAAATTTTGATGATTGCATGAAAGACACCGGCAAAATGTTAATGGCAGCGGCATATGCGTTTTTTGAAGATCTTTACAACACAAAATATATTAATGTTACATATGACGAGGGTATTCAAAGAAATATCAGCCCCGAGCTAAACAGATTTTATAATCTCCTCGTCAAGCTCGGCTATGTGATGAGCGACGAGGAGATGCAACTCCGTGACGGCACACATCCGATTTTTACTACAGGTGAAGTAAAATAAACTAAATAAGTTAATCACGCTCTGCACAGCGAGATTATATATATCTCATTTTATACCTATACCTACTTTTCTGAATATTACCCTCATCTCAGACAGGTGCAGATGTCTGAGATGGTTTTAATATTTAAACGAGGAGAATAGTCATGAGAGAATATTTATTCAGGGGTAAGATGATAGCTAACGGTAAGTGGTCAGAGGGCAATTTGCTTGTAACTAAGCAAGGCTGTTGTATAACTCCCGATGCAACGGTGTTAGGTAGCTACGGTGCGGTCAACCCCGAAACGGTTGGGCAGTACACGGGTATGGTTGATAAGCACGGCACAAAAATTTTTGAAGGGGATATTATTGATTTTTCTGACCGCTCGGACGGTGACGGCTACGGAGTTGTTCAGTACGATGCAAACGAAACTGAATTTGGGATTGAGTACGACAATATCTATGAAAGCCTCGGAAAACATTATTATCCAGAAGATATTGAAGTTATCGGCAATATCTACGATAATCCCGAACTTTTAGGAGATGAAAATAATGAAAAAAGGGACCACAGTTGAAAGCGGATATGATGCCGAGGGACGCTGGCATTTGAAGCTCAGAAAAGCCAAAGGCAAGTTTACGCTCGACGAAATAATTGAAGCGGCGAAAGAATGGGAAGAAGATTACTACGCCGTGATAATTAAAGCGATGAGCGATGAGACTGCACAGTATTACGATGATGACCTTGAGGGGGATTACGTGACGCTATATCGTGCCACGGATTTTATAAGTAAAGAGGTGTAAAAATAATGTCAGCAGGAACAACAATGCTTATTGCGTTTTTAATCCTTATAGTAGCGTTTATTTTAACGCTTATTTGGATGAGGGAAAACATTAACTTTTATCGTGACCTTTATAAAGTTGAGAAGAAAGAAAACGACCGCCTTTTGAAAGAGAATCAAAAGCAAGGTCGAACAATCAATCAAAACTGGGACATCACTAATAAGCGTTGCAATAAGAGCTATACGAACGGCTTTGCAGACGGAAGAAAATACGAAAGGAAATATGGATATGACCAAGAAATCAAAATTAGCGAAGAAGAAAAAGCAAAGCTCAAGGCAGTTATCAGAGCAACCATCAACAGCGAGAAAGCTACATTGGGAGAAGGCTGTGAATCCGAATCTGAACCCGAAGCCGAGGACAAAGAGGAAGAAGGATAACATTGACCTTATTTGCGAGGAGTTAATGAAATACAATGAAGAACACGGAACATCATACAGTTACGGCGAATATACAGCACTCGTCGGCATGGGAAAAATCAAAAGTAAGTACCGAGACAAAAGAGACATTGACCTGCCGCTCTTGTAAGGAATGCCGAGGGTACAAGTTCTGCGCGAGCAGAAGCAGGGATTATCCTTGCCTGTGTTTTATTCAAAAAGAAAGGTGACTACATATGAGAAGAGAGGATAAAGAATTTTTAAAAAGTCAGATTGAAAACTTAAAAGAATCTGCACATGAGCGTTTTGCAACATTACTTATGCAAATTGATTATCTTAATATGAAATTATTAAGTGCTGAAAAAGCATGCAAGAAGCTGAGCAAAATGTTAAAAGAAAAAAATAAAAAATCAATATCAGAAGTTGAGAAAATAAAATCAGAACTTGAAAAATCAAAGGCTGATTATAAGACGATTGAGGCCAACTGTGACAGTTTGATACTCAATTATATGCAAGAAAGCGAATACAGCAAAAAGATTTATGACGATTTACAGAGAGCAAATATAAAGAATGAAGAATTAGAAAGAATCAAAACAATACTGCTTGAACAAAATTCAATAATGGCAGGCAAGCTCTCGGTGTATGAGCCTATTAAGAAGGCTGAATCTCAGCCCGATGAGACGGCTGACACTGTAAGAGCGTCAGATCCGGCAGAAGAATAATCAAGGCAACTTCCTTGCTACATGCGAAATCCAATTTTAAAATCAAGAAATCAAACAAAATTCACAGTTTTCATATTCAAAAACTAAAATCAAAAAACAATGACTTCTTTTTTTGATTTTAGCTGTTACAAAAAAAGCCGAGGCAACGGCTCAACATATTGCAATAAAATAAGAACACACAATTGCAGTGGCAAGGTTTGCAAAAGCAGTAGCTCAAGGGGTCAGGTTGGGCTACTGCTTAGTTATATCTATTAGCATCAATATTCTAAAACAGAATAATAATCAGTCATAATTAAAGGAGCTGAAATGCTCCTTTCCTACCCTGCTCAAATGATTATTTAAGTCGGGAAAACAAGAATAATATACTATAATAAAAGGTTATGCTATGTACACTTATAGAAGAACAATCAAAAGCGGAGATATGATTGAGGTTGAGTATTACCAGTCAATCAGAAAAATAGGCAAGAACTACGGCGGTAGGAAATCAAATAATTCTTTAAGCTCGGCCAAGATGAGGAAGGCAAACAAGCTCCGTGCAATCAAGCGTATGCAGAGGCTAATAAATGCAAACTTCGGGAGCGGTGACTTCTTTTGCAGATTTTCTGCGCCCTACGGAACATATGAAACAGAAGAAGAGTTTCGTAAAGTGGTAGGCAAGTGGCTTGACCGAATCAATTACCGACTGAAAAAGCAGGGCAAGGGCAGACTAAAGTACATAGCGTTTATTGAATGCGGTAAGTCGGGAAAGAATTGGCATATCCACATTATCGTCAGCAAAGAGGACAGGGAACTGCTGTTTGAACAATGGCCCTACGAAGACGGACAAAATTTTACTCCGCTCTACAAGAACGAGAATTTTAAAAAGTTGGCGGAATACATAACCAAAGACTTGACATGTAAAGAAGATGTTGATGCCGCACAAAAGCGGATGATGACAAGCCGCAATCTCACAAAGCCTGAATCGGTCACCAGAAAGGCGAGAAGAAAAGAAATAAGAGCGCTTGAGCGTGGAGAAATGATTGAAGCGCCCGAAGGTCATTATCTCATTGAGGACGATTACTCAATGAACTACTCTGACATAGGCGGTGCAAAATGGTATTTTTGTTTTTTGCCAATTACTCAGAGGCGAAAATGGTAAATAATGGTAAATTTAGGCCGTGCGATGTACGGTCTTTTGGGGTTGCACAAAAATGAAGTATCCAGCGGAATAGACTAAAAATCAAAGGAGAGGTTAAAATTGAAGGAAAATAAAGCAAAATGTCCGTTTTATTCTTACGATAGCCAAAGTAAAATTTGCTGTTTCGGGGCGGTGTACAAGAGCAAGAGTACAACGCTGTTTTTTGATTCGCCGCAGGACAAAGAAAATCACTTCAACGATTTTTGCGGTAGCTATTGTTGGCGAGGCTGTCCGCTGGCACAGACGATCAGCAAAGATTTGTAAAATATCAATCTTTTAAAAACATAATATGCAAAAATTTTAAATCAATTCAAAAATTTTATTTTCGTCACGGTTTTGCCTTTCGGTGAAACCGTGTTTTTGCATACCAATATTACCCTCGAAAAAAAGTGTACAAATTTGGTGTTAAGGTTTTAACTTTTTTGCGTGAAAGAAAAAAGCTAAAATTAAAACACGAAACATGTACAAAAAGGCGGTGAGCTGATGAGTCAAAAAAAGGACTTGAAAGGACAGCAGACAGAATTTAATGAGCAAAAAGCGATTGACTGGGTGCAAATTAAAGCTGAATATATCAGCGGCACAATGTCCGCTTCAAAACTTGCCGAAAAGCACGGAGTGAGCGTGTATGCCATACGAAAAAGGTCGGGGAAAGAACGCTGGCAGGAGCTGAGAAAACAGAATCAGAGTGAAACCGCAAATAAGATAGCCAAGAAAATCAACACGGAAAAGGTAAAGAAAACCGTCAGAGAGATTGACAGGGTTGTGGCCGTTGCATCTAAGCTCATAACAAAGCTGAACAGAGCCGTTAATGAGCTTGACAAGGACGAGGAACTCATCAAAAAGAAAGTAACGGTTAAAGCTGAAAAAAGCGAAGATGAGAAAACCGCCACAGCGGAAGAAGAATACAGCTACGATTATGCAAAGCGAAAAACACTTGTAAACACAAAACGCGCAGCGGAAATCTCTAAGAGTTTACTCAATGTTCGTGATATCCTCGCAGATTACACGACGGAACAGGACGAAGAGAACGCTCTCGGCATTATCGAAATCCCGATGCAGGAAGTAATGCGACCTCCCGAAGATGACGAGCAGGACGGTGAAAGCGTTGAGTAAGAAAGTCATATGGACTCCTCAGCCCAAACAGAAAATAGCGTTGAGCCGTGGCGAAGATGAAATGTTATACGGCGGTGCGGCAGGCGGAGGCAAGACCGACTATCTTGTAGTTGAGGCGGCAAGGCAGGTGAATATCCCCGAATACAGAGGTCTGATACTGCGTAGGGCTGTGCCTGACCTTGCACGAATTATTGACCAAACAAGGGCAATTTATCCTTCAATAGATAGGGGGGCAAGATACAACGCCACGACAAGAGTGTGGACCTTTTCAAGCGATGCACAAATTAAGCTCGGCTCTTTATTTCGCACGAACGAAAAGTACAAGTACCAAGGTCAACAGTACGATTTCATAGGCTTTGACGAATTAACGCAGTTTACTTTTGATGAATATAGCTACTTAAAATCCAGAAATCGTGGCAACTGCAAAGCTACGAAGGTGTATATGCGGTCAACCGCCAACCCCGGCGGTGTTGGCCACGGCTGGGTTAAGCAGTATTTTGTGACTGCCGGTACACCGGGCGAAACTATATGGCTCAGCGACAAAGTAATTATGCCTGACGGCACGACCAAAAATTATTGGAGCAGTAAAGTCTTTATTACTGCAAGCGTGTTTGATAACAATGCCTTAATGAACAACGACCCCGATTATGTCAAGCGACTGGCACAGCTGCCCGAGGCGGAGCGGAATGCCTTGCTCTACGGCTCGTGGGATAGTTTTGAGGGACAGGTTTTTACCGAATGGATAGACAATAGAGAGCATTACAAGGACAGACGGTGGACGCACGTTATTGAGCCGTTCAAAATTCCGCAAAGTTGGCGAATAATACGCTCATACGACTGGGGATATACAAGGCCGTTTTCAGTTGGTTGGACTGCCGTTGACCAAGACGGCAGATTTTACCGCATAAGGGAGCTGTACGGCTGCAAGAAAAATCAGCCGAACACAGGTGTACGCTGGCCGATCGAAAAAGTGGCGCAGGAAATCCTTGCGATTGAAAACAATGACCCTCAGATTAAGGGCAGACAGATTTATGGTGTGGCTGATCCGGCTATTTTTGCGGAGCAGGGCAGCGGAAAAAGTCAAGCCGCAACACACGCACAGTTGGGGGTTTTTTGGAACAAAGGTGATAATGCAAGACTTGCCGGAAAAATGCAGTTTCATTCAAGGCTTGCCTTTGATGAAGAAGGTTATCCGATGTTTCAATGTTTCAACACCTGTACAAATTTTATCAGAACAATACCAAACCTTGTGTACTCGCAGATTGACACCGAAGATATTGACACCGAGGGCGAAGATCATATTTATGATGAGAGCCGTTACGGAATGATGACTTCAATTATTACACCGAAAGAAGTTGTGCTGAGAAATGCAAGGGCATTTGACCCGCTGAATTTAAGTCAGACACGATATTACAACAGATAGGAGATTACCAAAATGAGCGAAGTAAAACGAGATGAAAACGGAATGATTATGCCGGTTAAAACTACATATCCAGCTCTGACCTCGGAGAAATCAAAGCTGAGCAATGTTTACGGTACAGGCAATAAGACGACTGATGAAGAGCCGAAATCAGCCGAACAGGCAGAAAAAGAGAACGAGAGCAGCGGCAAGCCGATTGGACTTGATGAAATACATGAGGCTATGCAGACCTTCCGCAAATATCAGAACAGCAAAAAGCTGTATGACGAAAGGTTTAAACAGGCATTTAAAGAATATAATCTGCTTTACACAGAGGCAACAGCACCGCAGATTAAAGCTGACGATAACGGCAGGCCTCGAAAGGTGCTTATACCAAAACGCAAAGGCGCACAGGCACTTAATGTCATAATGAACAAGCACGCTGACGCTATGGATAACTACCCCGAAATCATTTGTCTGCCTCGAGCACAGGACGATGAACAGGCGGCTAAAACACTCAACAGCGTTATCCCTTGCATACATAAACGCAACGGATTTATAAGGACCTACTCAGATGAACAGCTTGACAAGTTTGTCGGCGGTTGCGGTTGTTATGCCGTATTGTGGGACAAGACCGCAGAAAACGGACTGGGTGACATTGCCATAAGCCGAGTTGATATTCTCAATCTTTTTTGGGAACCGCATATTGAGAACATACAGGACAGTGCGAATGTATTCTTTGCAAGATATTACGATGAAGAAGGAATTAGAAAGGTATATCCCGAGCTTGAAAGCGTTTCGACTGCATCGCTTTGTCTGGTTGAGCATGAAACATATGACAATAGCAATAAGTCAAATGATAAAGTAATCTTGCTTGACTGGTACTACAAGAAAAACGGCGAATTGCACCTCTGTAAATTCGTCGGTGAACACATTCTCTACTCATCTGAAAATGAGGGTAAGCCGATTTACAATCACGGAAAATATCCGTTTGTACTTGAACCGATGTTCAGACTGCGTGATACTCCCGTGGGGTTCGGCTTTATGGATGTTGTGAGAGCACCACAGAATCAGCTTGACGAACTTAAACACGATATGCTTGTGAATATCAAAGTCAACTCACAGCCGAGAATTTACTCAAATACAGCTGTCGGAGTGAACAATGACGATATGACCGACCTTGACAAAACGGTAATTGAGGTCAACGGACAGTTGCAGGGTAACATTGCACCGGTTGAATCAAAAGAGCTTGCCTCGGGCGCATGGAGCTTGTACGACAGGCTCTCTAATGAAATCAAAGAAACCTCTGCCACAAACGACGCAAGCAACGGAGCAAGTGCGGCAGGAGTTACAAGCGGTTCGGCAATTGCGGCATTGCAAGAGGCAGGCGGAAAGGTAAGCCGTGACTCCAACAAGCTGGCACAGGAAGTAATGACGGAGCTTGCACAGTTGGAAATTGAACTGATGAGGCAGTTTTATAACTTGCCGAGAATTTTCAGAATCACAGGTGAAAATAATCAGACAACCTATGAGGAATTTGACAATACAGACCTTCGGAAACAGCCGTTGACATATACAGACACAGACGGTCAGACGGTAAATTATACCGACGAGAACGGCAACATACTTGAACGACTGCCGATTTTCGACATTGATGTAAAGGCTCAAAAGGCAAGTCCTTTTGCCACAGCGGCACAGAACGAAATGATGATGAATCTGTTTCAAATGGGTGCTTTCAATCCGCAGGCGGCAGACGCTACGCTTGTAATGCTTGACGGCATGACCTTTGAGGGCAAAGAAAAACTGATTGAGAAAATCAAGCAGAATCAGACCTTGTCACAGGCTGTGCAGGAACTTTCAAACAAGGTGCAGATGCTTGAGGCAATGAACGCAAGCAGAACAGCGGCAGATGTGCAGAATGCTATGCCGAGCGAAAATGCACAGACCGCACAGCAGACACCGCCACAGCCAGAAAGCGAGGCAACAATGTGATTGAAGTAACATTGATTGACTGCGGAAGTCAGATATATTTTGAAAGCAAAGGACACGGCTCACATGATGTGTGTGTGGCCGTGAGTGCGTTATGTTCTACATTTTTGCAGTATGTGCGTGAAATGCAGGACGAATGTGATATTGACATACTCAAAGAAACCTATGAAAACGGTCACACGGAGTCGGAATTTCTTATTTACGATGCAGATGAAATCCGTCACGGCATAAAAGCACTATGGACGGGATTTGAACTCTACGCCGAAAATTTCCCCGATGAAATAGAGCTTAACTATGATGACGGCAAACCGAAATAAAGTTTAAAATCAACAAGAGTTTTAACTTTTTTTGAAAAATTAAGGTTGTTATAATTAAAACATAAGGTCGCAGTAGTGGAACTGCATGAAGGCCCGACACCTCGGAAAGACGAGAGAGACACCGCGGATAGACGCGAGACGGAGGTTCTTATGAACGACAAATTTATAGATCTTATCGTAAATCTGCATGACGGCGACACAGCAGGCGCAGCTGACGGCGGAGACGGAAACGGTGAGAACGGTGAAGCCACAAGCACCGACAACAACATAAGCCGCGAAACGAGAGAGAGAGCTGAGAGAATCGGCATAGGTGACGACCTTATCGACGATTATAACAAGGCTTTCGGCAACGGCAATCAGAATCAGAATAATAACGCAGAAGGCGAAAACAACAGCACAGACACAGACGACGAAGAGAACTTAGAAGAAGAGTTTGAAAAGCTGATTAAAGGTAAATTCAAAAATGTGTATCAGAACAGAGCGCAGTCTTTGTTTAAGGACAGAATGTCAACCAAAAACAAGCAGATTTCAGATATGCAAAAAAAAGAAAATACCGGCAATCAGATTTTCGCTCTTATTGCAAACAAGTACAATGTACAGCCTGATGACCTCGACGGTCTCCTCAAAGCCGTAACAGAGGATAAGGATTTGTTTGCCGAAAAGGCTCTTGCCGCCGGAGTGACAACAGAAGAGGCACGCAACGACTTTTTCAATCAGCAGAAAACAAATGCACAGGAAGAAGAGCTTGAAACTCTCCGCAGAGAAAAAGCCGCAAGAGAACTTGACACACATTTGAGAACAATTGCAGCGGAAACGCAGAAGGAATTTCCAAACTTCAACCTTGAAGAGGAATTTCAGAATCCGTCATTCAGAACCGCTCTTGACTTTATTGCTCAACAGAAGAATGAACAGAACGAAAAGACAGGTCGTAATGATGAAATTTATGATTTGACTACTGCCTATAAAATGGCACATTTCAATGAACTTCAGAAAGACCTCGTAAAGCGTTCAAGCTCTGCCGCAATCAGTGCGGCGGCACAGTCAATTCAGAGTGGTGCAAGACGGCCGACAGAAAATGCGGTCAAGAAAAGCGGTACAACCACGCAGAGAAAGAGCGTGGAAGATATGTCTGACGCTGAATTTGATGCCTTTTATGAGAAAGTAAGACGAGGCGAGGCACACCTCTAATGCCTTGCCGAAAGGAAGGTACATATGAAAAGCAAGATTAGTAAGTTTATTATGGGAAGCAAGATTATTAAGCTTATTATCAATATCCACGATAATACGGTTGACGCAGGCGGTGTAAACAAGTCAAACGGCTATGTTTACAATGCTTACGGCAACACAACATCAACATCCGGAAATGATTGGACTCCCGAAAAGGCTACATTCTATCACAAAGTGTTTCTCAAAAACCTGACAGCGAAATGCGTTCACGGTCAGTTCGGTGAGCATGACACCATTCCAAAACAGTCGGGCAACATCTACAACAAGAGAGGTATTTCACCATACCCGACCGTTACAACACCGTTGCAGGAAGGTGTTACTCCCGTTGGTAATCAGATGAGTTTCTACTACGTTGAAATCGCGGTGAATCAGTACGGCGCATATACACCTATCACAGACTGGGCAAGTTTCTGCAGCCGTGATGATGTTATGACCAAGGACAGCGAGGAGCTTGCTTCACAGGCAGGACGCTCAATTGAAGAGATTGACCGTGAGGCTCTTAATGCCGGTACAAGCGTTATCTATGCACCGGCTGTAGGCTCTGACGGTGCGGTTACAGAGGTTGCGAGCCGTGCAGCCATTACGGCAAACAGTAAGCTCACTATTGACACCATTTTCAGAGCGCTGAACTATCTCGAATGTCAGAACGCTGAGCCTATCGGCGAAAACTATGTCGCTGTTGTACATCCGAATGTTAAGTACGACATTATCAGCAACAAGGATTTCATCAGCGTAGTTAAGTATGCTCACGCAGACAGAATTTTCAAGGGCGAAATCGGTACAATCGGTAATGTTAAGTTTGTACAGTCGAACTTTGCAAAGGTGTTCAAGGGTGCAGGCGCAAGCAAGATTGATGTTTACTCAACTCTTGTGTTCGGCAAAGACGCATATGTTACTGTTGAGATTGAGGGCGAAGGCACTCAGACAATCGTTAAGGGCTTCGGTTCAGGCGGTACAGCCGATCCTCTTAATCAGCGAGCAACTCAGGGTTGGAAAACAACTCACGGTGTCGGCATTATCGGTCAGACCAGAATGGTGAGAATTGAAACAGCCTCATCTCTCAACACCGTAGCACAGACAGCTTCTCCGGCTGTAGCATAATCGGGAGGTATATAACTTATGGCAACAACGAAGAAAGCCGCAGAGACGGCAGAAAATACAGAAGTATCGGCAGCGGAAACTACTGCCGATACTGTAACGATTAAAAAATCTCAGCTTGATAAGCTCCTTGGAATGTATGATGAACTTCAGGAAATCAAGAAGAGTATGCCTACAGACCGCAAGGCGGAAAAAATCAAGCAGGACAAGGAACTTGCTAAAATGATTGAAAAGGCAAACAAGGAAAGTGAAGAACTTGTTGAGTACATCGCTCCAACAGGCTCAATGAAGTCAAACAAGAATATTGAGGTCAATATTAACGGCGTGCAGTACACCGTGCCGAGAGGTGTCAAGACGAACATTCCACGCAAGGTTGCGGAGATTATTGACAACTCAATTAAGCAGGCTGAATTTGCACAGGGCGTTCAGGCGAAGGCTGCCGAGATTGCCCAGCAGGCAATTGCCGAGGGCAGAATCTAATTCAATAACAAGGAATAAATTGTACTCCTTACAGAAAATTCGCAGAAGGGCGGGGGCGGTAGCTTCCGCCTTTTTGCGTTTTTGCGTACACAGATATTAGAGAGGTGATTATATGACACTTGATAAGGTAATTGAAAGAGTGCGAAAACTTAAAAGCGGATATGATGTGTCCGATGAGGACATTATAAGCTACATTAATGAAGCAGAAATGGAAATTATCAGCAATGTAATAAGTAATCGCGAAGGCGATAACGAGATTGTAGGCACATACGGTAACTATCAGCTTGATACAGACAGAGGGTTTGAACTGCTTGTGCCAGCTCCGTATGACAGGATGTACGAGGTTTATTGTGCGGCACAGATTGACAGGGACTACGAAGAGGCCGAGAGATATTCGGTTGATATGAGCGTATATAATCAGCTGAGGCAGGATTTTGGAGCGTTTTGGTTCAGGACACACCCGCAAAAGAAAAGATATAACTTTCACATTGGTTAAGAGGTGACAATATGCTACCCGAATTAAATATTCCGAGGAGAGATACAACGAGTATCAGCGTGTTCAGAGGATTAAACAGAAGTCCAAACACAGGATTTTCAAGAGTTTCAAGCTCATCAAGCAGTATTTACACAGAGTTCAAAGATTTTAAAAATATGACTTCTGATAAATACCCGCAGCTTGCACCGAGAGCAAACCGTTCCCGAATTACTTCCGATGACAAAATCAAAATCATTTCAAACCTTTTATCGGCAAACTCAGGGCTTATTTATATTGATTCTGACAAGAATCTGCATATCGGGGCAGAGGTCACAAAGATTGATGAGATTGATGCGGCCAAACAGCACCATATTATTTTATACGGTAACAAGGTTGTAGTATTCCCCGAGAAATTTTCTGTTAATATGAGCAACAAAAAGGTGACTATGATTGATTGCCAAAACAAAGATTTAAGCGCACGAGTAGAAACAAAGAGTAATCTGCAACTTGATGCCTTAACATTTGATTATGCATATTTGTTATGTTCAATTATACGTTCATATTATGACGCAAGTGCGAACAAGAATTATCGACCGAGCGTAACTTTATATACCAACAACGATTTAACAGACACCAAATATCAGTTGACAAGTAATAAAGACATGGTTGATATATTCAGCTTAAATGATATTAGGATAGGCACGGTAATTGAAAGTTATAACAACTTTTATTCTGTTATCGGAATTGAAAAGAAGGACAGTACATTTAAAAAGAATAGGCTTTTGAATTTCAAAAAGTTGTCTCAGAAGTTTAGTTATACGACAATAAGAGCCAAAAACATTGGATTGCATATTGAAGCTGGAGATTTTGTGAAGATAAGCGGATTGACCGACTCTCTTGTCAGCACAGATGCCGAAAGCTACGCCGATAAGAGTTACATTGAAAACCTTAACGGAAAAACTTTTAAGGTTTATTACGTTTCAAAAAATGAGCTTGTAATCAAGTGCGAATTGGAATCAAGCGTGCCGTACACAGGTACGGTCACAGTTGAAAGAATCTCTCCCGATTTTGACGAGGGAAAAATCGTGGAAATGCAAAACCGCTTGTGGTGTTGCTCCTCAGACAAAACCGAAATTTATTGTTGTAAACAAGGTGATGAGCGCAACTGGCAGGCATACAGTGACGGAATCAGTACAGACAGCTGGGCAATGACTTGCGGCAAAGAGGGAAAGTTTACAGGGATTGCGACACGGGGCGACAGCGTTATATTTTTCAAGGAAAATTACGCATTAAAAATCTACGGGACAAAACCGAGCAACTTTACCCTTGCAGAATACAATGTGCCGGGTGTCGAAATCGGGAGCGAAAAAAGCCTTATAAACATTAACTCAACCTTATTTTATCTTGGCCATAACGGTGTGTATGCTTATCAGAGCGGTAGCTTGCCTGCTCTCATCAGCGAAGAATCTTTGTGGGGGCATACTTATAAGAACGCAGTCGGTGGTCGGCACGAAAATAAGTATTATATCTCCGCAGAAAGAGATGACGGAGAACACGAACTTCTTGTGTACGACACTGATAAAGGCTTGTGGCACAAGGAAGACGACGCAAAGATGATTGACTGCACCACATACAACGGTGTTCTGTATTGGCTTAATGATACCAAAGAAAACGTTGTGTGTCCTGATAAAGCGGACAATCTTCTTGTTGACAATACGAAATATGAGTATCAACAGGAAGATTGCTTTGAGTGGTCTGCTGAAACAGGCGACCTGTACGACAGCGAATTTAATGTTAAGAATATTGGGAAAATCCGAATCGGTATTAAAGCCGAAAATGGAGCAAAAGTCAGCTTGTTTGTACAGTACAAGGACAACGGCGAATGGCGAAAAGTCAGCGAAATGCTTTATAGTGAGAAAAAGCCGAGAGTATTCGCCGTAGCTTTACGCAGAGCGGAATATTTGCGACTTAAACTTGTAGGTACAGGACAGGTCGAAATATACGGAATTGATATTGAGCACAGTAGAGGAAGTGATAAGCGTGGCTACATTTAAACTTGATCCGCCCCCTTCGACAAATGACATAGGTGAGATGCGGAACTATCTAAACGATATGTACGAACAGTTGGCTTTCGTGCTTAGCAACATTGACAGTGACAACATAACAGATGATTTTCTATCCGCAATCGGACAAAAAGGAAGTGAAAAATAATGGCTTATACATACAAGGTTTATGGAACGGGCGATGTTGACAATGCGGTTAATAACTACAACCGTGTTGCCTCATCAGCTCCGACATATGCTGACAGCTACGACACAAGACAGGCTCGCCGACAGGCTGACAACTACGCTAATTCCTACACAGATAAAATCAATAAGGGATACACGAGCAAGTACAAGGGTACAATTGACGAGCTTGCTAATCAGTACCAAAAAAATAAATTTGACTGGACTCCCGAAAATTCTTCTGAATATCAGCAGGCAAAAGAACAATATACCCGTGAAGGTAAGGTTGCACAGGAGAATGTACAGGGAAGTTATGCAGCTAATACAGGCGGTTACAGCAATACATATTCACAGGCTGCAGGACAAAAGGCATTCGGCGAGTATATGGACGAGCTTGCAAACAAGGTACCGACTTTGAAGAATGAGGCATATAAAAGTTATCAGCAACAGCAGGAAGATACGCTGAACAGAATCGGCGTATTGCAGAACCTTGATAACACACAGTATCAGAGATACAGGGACAGCGTAACGGATGATTACGACTTTATGAATTATTACGAAAACAAGTACGGCACAAGTAAAGGCCTTGATATGAGCAACTTTCAAAACGAACTGGCTCACTGGCAGACACAAATGGCAGCGGCACAGAGTAATCTTTCAGACATCAGAAGTCTTGCTGAGGCACAGTATGAACACAATACATTGAGTGCCGACACAAGGTCAAGTATTGACAGCCAGCGCAGACAGTCGGATGCCTATTATAACTACCTTAACAGTCAGCTGAAAATAAAGTGAGGTGAGAACATTGAGCGTGAACAGTGAAGAAAAGATTTATAATGACCTTATGAATGAAGTACCGAGTAAGACGGTGAGCGGTGACACTAAGCAGAGTGCCGCCGCTCTTGCGGGGGCAGAATCAACAGCGACAGGACAGGCTGACAATTATAAAAGCACTTACAGCGGTAAGTTAGATGATGCCATAAGCAACTATCTGACAGGAAGAGGATTTGAATACGATCCGATGCAGGATAAAGCATATCAGCAGTACCGCAAGGAGTTTGCTCAAAATGCTGCTATGGCACGAGATACGAGCCGTAACACAGCTAATCAGCTTTCAGGCGGTTACAATCCTACCTATGCCGATACTGTCGCAAACGAGGTTTACAATGAGCGTATGGGCAATATAAGCGATGCAGAAAGTACATTTAGAGGACTTGCACAACAGGATTATCAAGCAAAACAGGAGAAAAACGCAAATGTGCTTAACCTCTATAACACGCTTGAGGGTACAGATTACAGCCGTAATCGTGACACGGTAGGAGACTACAAGAACTATCTTAATCTTCTTGCAAGCAGGTACTCAACCGACAGACAGGCAGATGTCAACCTTGACAGCGCTAACAATGATGTTTATTCCACCAAACTTAATGGAGCAGTAAATAATCTTTCATCAGCAAGAGCAGCAGACAGTCAACGCTATTTGTATGACACGGTAAGCGCAAATCAGCTTGCACAAAATGCACAGGCAGAAAGAGAAAATGCTCAGAAGATTGAGTATGAAAGAAATAAGGCGGCTTATACAGCCTACACTAAGGCTCAGAAAGCGGCAGAAAAAGCAAAAGCAAAGGCTGAGAAAAACAAAGGCAAAACCGAAAATGCAAATGCTGTATTTGCCTCAATGGGCGTTACAAAAGATGACTTTAAAAAGGGCAAGGGCAACAAAGAGGACG